TCGATCGGCGAGCGGACCGAGCGGGGATCGAACGGGCGGATCTGTTCGAGGATATCGGCGGCCGATTGCACCAGGGTGGCGCCCTCGCGGATCAAGCATACTGCGGTTGCCCTACGCGTCCGAAGACGCTTTAAGCCAGTTTATGACCCTCCCAGTTTTTATCTACGCCCGCTATTCCTCGCTCGAACAGGGGCGCGGGACCTCGCTAGTCCGACAGTTTGAAAACGGGCGCGCGTACGCCGAAAGAAAGGGCTGGCTGCTCGATCCAGACCGGGAGATTTCGGACAAAGGGCGCTCAGCTTTCCACGGTGCGAATCGAAGCGAAGGTGGGGCGCTGTATGCGTTCGAACGTCAGGTCGAGAAGGGTTTCTACAGAAACGGCGCTGTATTCGTCGTTGAGCATTTTGATCGCATCAGCCGTGAGGGCTGGGAGCAGGTTCATGCGTTTCTCAAAGTGTGTGTGGAAAACGGCGTCAGCGTCGCGACCATCGACAGCGACCGCTTCTATCCAGCAGGTCAGCGCATCGACGGCGGCACTATCATGGAATTGGTGTTCAAAGCCGAAGGTGCGCGCGAGGAAAGCCACAAGAAGAGCAAGCGCGGCCTATTCAACTGGGAGAAAAAGATCGAGGCCATCGAGCAGGGCGACCGGTCGGCCAAGATAGGGTTGCCACCCGGGTGGATGGATCGCGATCCCAAGACCAACGCTGCGGTCCTCAATCCGCACCGAACAGCCGTGCTCCAGGAGATATTCAACCTGTACGTTGAGGGTCACGGGCTCCCCAGCATCGTAGCCAAGCTAAACGCCAGAAAAGAGCCCAGTTGGGCTGTTGGCAAGAAGGACAAGGGAAACGGCTGGAACACAGCCTATCTCCACAAGCTGCTGACCAATCGCGCCGTGCTAGGTGAGTACGTGCCCATGTCGCGCACCCACAGCGGCATCAACGAAACCGGCAAGGGCATCATCGTCCCAAACCACTATCCGCAAGCCATTCCAGCCGAACTGTTCGACCGCGTGATAGCGGTAAGAGGACTGCGCCGGTTCACAGGGGGACCAGCCGAAGCCAACGTCAGCAACCTGTTTTCCGGTTCAGCTTTCTGTACGTGCGGTGCGCCTATGTATTTCCAAAGCCAGCAGAAAGCAGGGCGGCCGACAAATCACAAAAGCAAGCTGGACGGTCGCAAGATGACCTATGTATCGGGAGTTGATCGGAGTTATCTGCGCTGTAACAACAACCGCCGCAAGCATGAGTGCCAGAACAACAAGACGTTCAGGTATGAACTGCTTGAACCAGCGATCCTAGATGCTGTCCTTGCTGTCGCGATCGATGATAAGAAATTCAGCATCAGTGACGATGTCGCGGCCCTATCAGCCAACGTAGCGGAAGCCGAGCGGATGCTCGAAGGCAAACGCCAAAACCTAACGTCCATTGTCGATACCCTGGGTGAGCATTTTATCCGCGCCCTAGCTGTCAAAGCTGCCGAGATCGAAGCGGAGATCGATGTTGAGGAAGCCAAGCTGCGCGACATGAAGGACGAACTGTCCCGTCAGCGAGGCAGCGCTAACCCTGAGGAACACTTTGCCCGAGTGCGTGAGGTCAAAGACAGCATCAACAGCGAGGACAAGGAAGCTCGCTACAGCGCTCGTGTTCGGGTCAAGCAAGCGTTGTCATTCCTCACGCTCAGCACGTTCGCACCTGACGGCATCGCAACGGTGATGTTGAAGAACGGCATGATGGCTTGGCGCTTCGACCAGAAGGGCAACATGATCGGGGAGCCAGTCGATCTGCGCAACCGGCTCGACCTCCATCGCGGACTGCCAGGCCCCCAGCAGATGATCGATGATGTGCGCCGTCGTATGGATGCGGCGCCCCGGCCCACTGTCGATCCATCGGAGCAGCAGTGGAAATATGGTAAACAAGCTCTCTAAGGGGCAGACAGGAAGAGCGGGGCTTGGCTCCCCGCTCCCCATATATGGCCCTGTGAGAGCGTCTCAGGGGCGAATAGACCCGTTTCGCCGTATGTAGCTAGCCAGTCCCAGTGTGTTGCGTGGCGGTGTCACGCTCTGTCTGGTTTTGAGGAAGCGCAGCAAGCGCGGGTTAGCTTTGCTGATCGGCAGCATTAGCAGCGCGGCAGCTTGTGACGGGCATTGCCCACGTGAACGACAAAGTGGCTGCGCTTGCGCTCGCAGTAAACGCGCACACCCTCGAACGTAACTGCCCAGGCATCGTCCTCAAACTCAGCCGAGTAGTCGAAGGTGTTGAGTGCGTAGTTAGCGAAAGCTGCGAGGTCGATCTGGTTGTTGAACACGTTGTGTCTCCTTCCCCAGTTATCTGCTTCCAGAGTAGGGGTAGGGCGAGCAAAGAGTTCAACGACTCGTCGCAAACTACTCAATAGATTTCAGGTGAATCTCCGGTTGATTGGTCCATAGAATGGCGCTTGATACTTTTGTGGCAACAAGGAGTAAGCCACATGGATACCAAGCAGTTTGCGTTCGTGGATGTGTTATCACCGGAGGCGCTTCAACAACTCATCAACAACCACGTCGAGCAACAGCCCCTCAAGGGCACACGCGGCGAACGTGATTTCCCGCCAGTATGTAAGCTGTTCCTTCCCTGGACCTCGGGGACGTGGCTGCTCACTGAACTGGACCCCGATGATGGGCTGGCATTCGGTTTAGGTGATCTGGGATTTGGTACGCCGGAACTGGGCTACATCAGCCTGGACGAGATATACGAGATAACAGGACCGGCAGGGTTGAAGGTCGAGCAGGACATTCACTTTACGGCGTCCAAGCCACTCAGCCAGTACGCAACCGAAGCCCGCGAGAGTGGGCATATCAGGGCATAGGTAAATAGCTGCGGCGCTGGTTTCTGTCAGTAGCAGTGCCCCTTTGTAGGCGTGGGAGCCGGGATGCCAAGTGCGTCCCGGCTCTTTGCGTTAAAGCGTTCAATATGGATGGAACTCTGGCCCAAAGTGAGGGTTCGGTAACCAACTAAGGGTAGCAGCCCTGACACAATCTGAGAGGGGTTCCTGGGATGGCGAGTTTGCTTACCCAAACAATATACGGGCAGCGCGCAGAACGGGAGTTGATGCTGGCCAAAGCCGCCATCACTCGGGGTGATCGGGTCAACCACCTCAACCTAGCAGCCATCTACGCCACCAAGTGCGAGGTCAGTCGCAGGTAGAAAAGCCCCAGCGCAGAGCGCCGGGGCTGGGTATCACTAGGAGTGAGGCTTACTTGGCGGGCTCAGTGGCCTTGCTCTGGCGCGTCTCGCTCATCCGCTTGCTGCGGTCGCGCACCTTGCCCTCAATGGTATCAAGCTGCGCTTTGAAGTCCCCCTTGGCTACGTCGGAGCGGATGCCCGCCATGACGTCCAGGAACTGCGCTTTGGGAACAGCGATCTGCTTTTCCTCACCGACCAGCTTGAGCGCGCTGTTGGCGTAGCGGATCGTGAAGCCCACGTTGTCACCCTCAGTGGTGAACCAGCGCTTGCCGTCCGTGTTGGGCTTATTGAACAATTCGATCTGCTTGTCGATGCTTGCTACTAAAACATCTGTTGCGCCGCGAGCCTTGCCGCCAGCAGCTTTTTTGAAACCCTCAACAGTATGCGCGGGCTTTACGAGCGTTTTCCAGGAAGCTGTCATTTTGTTTACTCCGTTGTTGGCGTCTGCGCCGTTCCATCTACCAAGCGCCTCTTTGATCAGAGGACAACCAGTCTTTTGGATTATTTGAACATCGCGTTGCGTAGCATTGCGTCCGTTACGCCGATGTAGCTTTGCGTCGTTGCGATGCTGCTATGGCCGAGCATCGCGCTAACGACGGCGATGTTGACGTTGCGGTCGACCATGCTCGTAGCAAGCGTCCGACGACCCGAGTAGCAGGAGCCCTCAACGTCAGCTTGCTTGTAGAGCCGGCGCAGCGCTTCGCTAATGCCATTGGCCGTGAACGCGTTGCCCTGCTTGTTGAGGAACACGCGCCCTACGTTGCCCCGCATATGGGCCTTGAGCGCTGCTTGTATTTCCTCGCTGATGGGCAAGGAGCGCCCCTGCTTGCGCTTGGAGTGCCCGACCGGGATGCGCAATTCTTCGCCCCGGAACCAAGTGCTTTCCAGCCCTGCTATTTCCATGGGGCGCAATCCCAAGCGCACACTCAGCATCAACATCAAGCGATACATTGCGGGACGCGAGGACTTAGCAGCCTCGTCAAAGACCTTGTTGAATTCGTCGCTGGTTTTGATCGGGGCGCGCACTGCTGAACTCCTTAATGCCCACCTTATCTGTTGCCTTCCTATCCCTACGTCATCCTAAACCGGACCAAATACGACGAGTCGATGGTCTCAGTTCTTAAAAGTATCGTAGATTATGGCGGAGCCGCAACGATTAGAACGAGCTTGGCAAGCCGTGCGCGGTCGGCAACAACGGCTGATGAACTACGCTCGCGATCTCTTCGCCCACAACGATACCATACAGGCCCTTGCGAACCTATTCGGGTTAATCGCTGGCATAGCCTTATTGGTAACAGCGACGCGCTGGGCGGCGCGCTTCACGCGGACGGTTTACAATAATTCCCTGCGCGTCGCGATTGCGATCGTTCGCCGTACGATATTGCGACGTTTAGTTGAAATGGCGGGCGAGCCAACGTCGCTGATTGCGTTCCTTTCAATGACGACGAGTCTCATGTTCATATCCGTAGGAGCGATTGCCTTCTCTGCGTTCCCAGCCGTCGGCGATGGGACAGTACAGAGTACTGGCAGCAACGCTGACCGCGTGATTGAGGTCGTCAATCCAGTCTTCCAGCTGATGTTCGTTTTTATGCTCGTTTTAGGCAGCTCGATGACGCTGTTTTCGGCGCGCGCTATCATCCGGATAAATCGTCGGCGCCGCAAAAAGCGGCTGTCCCTCCGTTTGCGATCATCGACCAACAAACCAGATTAATTGACGATGGGACAGGATAGGTTGTCACGAGCCAATCAAGTACTTAGATGCGCGTTCAGAATTGGAGCCCATCTATGTCCGACAATACCATCGACCTGAACCCCGTTGAACTCGCCACCGAACTGACGATCGCTTGGCTCAGCAACCCCAACACGCGCACCAATGCTGACGACGTTCCGGCGTTCCTGAACAAAATGTACGAAACTGCTAGCGCGCTCGTCACCGGCAACGCGACGGCTGCTGAGCCCGACGCAGCGGCGCAGGAATACACGCCAGCCGTGACAGCACGTAAGTCGCTGGCCAGCCAAGATCACATCATCAGCATGATCGACGGTAAGAAGTACAAGACGCTGCGTCGTCACCTCGCCACTAATGGCCTGACGCCTGAGCAGTACCGGGAGCGGTACAACCTCAAGGCCGATTATCCCATGGTCGCTCCCAGCTACTCGGAAGCACGCCGCACGATGGCCAAGAGCATTGGCCTGGGACGCAAGCCCGGTCAGACCGTCGCACCCAAGGCAGATGGCAAGTCCGCACCGGCACCGCGCAAGCGCAAGGCCGAAGAAGCACCGGCAGAGTAATGTGGACGCTGGGGCGCGATCTCATTTGAGGAATCGCCCCACCGTTTGCTGGGATATCCCAAGCTAAGATCGGCTAGCCATCGATTGACGAGAGCGTTCTGACCGAGCAGTTAGAAGGTATGAGACGGCGCTCCCTTCCACCTGTCGGCGCTATTACGCAGACCACTGAAATCTGCCCAACCGATAAGCTGTACCTCGTCAGTCCTGCCCCCGGCGACCACGTCATGTCGAGCATTTGGGTTTCGCCGGATGGCGTGCGCGTCAAAGGCAATGGCAATAGCAAACTCCTCAAAGGCCTACTGATCTGGAATCGAGACATTTGGGAGAGCGTTGAATTCTACGTGCGATCCTTGAATCTCAAGCACGACCCCGACGATACGTTTAACGACTACAACGACGCTTACCTCTTTCGAAACTACGATCTTGCCTGGAAGTTCGCAGATTTCTGTTTAGCCGCGCCTGGCAAAGAGAAGTGGGTCGATCTTCCCAACGGTGTGAAACATCGAACTGGCGTGATGCCCTTCCTGTCCGAAAGGATCGGAGACTGGAAGCGTCCGAGTTACGAATAAGATCGGCGGCGAGGTGAATGTCGATCACCAGCCTTCAGACTCGCTGCGTTCCACTACACAGGCTCGGGCCACGTCGCTGAACAGAGTTTCGTCAGGAATCAGAGGGTCAGCCCGACGATACTTCTCCTGGTAGCGGTTCAAGCAAGCGTTGTTGTCAAATCGCGGGCGTTCTATGATTGGACTGCCGCGCATCGGTTCGATAATCCCTAGCTTCCCCAAAATGCTCATCGTGAACGACAGGGCGAGCCCGGCTCCGATGACCATAAGATAATAATAACGCCACGTTCGCTTGGTCTTCTCGGCCACCGTTTACCTCCAGCTAACGGAGGGTTCGTACAGCCGAGATATGAACGATCTCGTATCCGATGCCGTTGACGAGTTTCTGGCCGCAAAGATGAGCCGCCGGAAACGCCAAGGTACCCGCTACAATTTCAATCGCCCCATATGCGTACCGCGAGGACACAGAGGTGATAACATCCGGCACGTAGAGTCATGCCTCGGCCTGGCAACAAGATCATGAGGTAAGCAATGAGCATCGAGAATCTAAAGCCCAGCCAGATCGCGGATAACATCAAGCGATACCGCGAGCGAGGCGTCGCAACCGGCGGACCATTCTCACTAGCCCAGCTCCTTCAGGAGCAGAACCGACGCGCAAAACCTGGCGTGTTTGGGACAGTGGAAACTGCGCAAAAAATCATCGAACTCAGCCAACAATCGTCCGATGGGCTAATCAGCTATGGCGACCTCTGGACGGCATTTCGTCCCGATGAGAAATGGAGTGTGTTTAAGTCCCGAACGGCGGTTACAAAGGCGCTTGAGCAAGTTGGCTACTATTGCGTCCGGCACAAATTGCCGCTGATTATCACCCTGGTCGTGAACGCAAGCCAGAACGAGCTTACCGATCAAGCCAAGGACAATATCTACAATGCCTGGACCGAACGCGGTTTGGTCACTGCCAGCGAGCGCGATACCTTCATCGATGAGCAGCAGCAATTGTCAAAGAAGCTGGTAGCCGCGAACCTCCCCCCGGAAAGCTGATCAGCCAGAACGATAAACAGCTCAGTCCATAAATACATGATGAGCAAGCGAGTAGTATTTACGGAAGAGCAAATGAAAACCGCCGCAGCCATGTCGGCAGAGGGGGATAGTCGGAGATCAATAGCCAACGTGCTGGGTATAACGGAGTATTTGGCAAGCAAGCTGATGAGGGAGATGGCGGTAAATCAGGCCATCACTCATGCTAGAATGACAGACGTGATCCCCCGTAAACTCGATAAGATCGCAGAGGCAGTAACGGCACTCGTTGATACGGTGGTCGCGCTTGAACAACGAATGGCTCGCTACGAGGAAGTAGCGAGAATGACGCGTAAAGCGGTCAAGCGATTGAACGTAGAGAACAAGAACGTTAGGGAGCAGCGAACCAAAGCCAAACAGGAACTTCGTCAGGTGAAGAAGGATTTGTGGGCAGCAAGGGGGTACACATAACCGTCTTCATTCCACGTTCCGTATAAGGCAACATGAGTCGGGCGGTAGGCAAAGCCATTGTTGGAAACCACAGACGGGTTTGCGTCCAGGTGCCCCAGATAACCTATCTACGATGCGTTGCGTTCCTGACTTTTCTACAGCCAGTCACCCTTTCATCCGACCAGTCCAACGGCTCACACTCTTCTTGTCCCGCCGAGGCGCCTTTCAAAAAGGCATTCACAATTGCGACGAACTGTTGGTCGCAACTTGCCCAGCGATGTGTTGACAGCGAGGCATAATGCGGTGGGTGAAGCGATGGTCTGGACAATATACCTAAACCAGACCTCCACAAGTGTGGAGAACACTTGCCGTCACGTCGGCTCTTCCGCACGTCAACCTATCAATGAGGTTGACAGGCAGGGCAAGCGGAGGGCCGAGGGGGTGCCCTACAGGCGGTGAGGATCTAGGCTGGCAGGGCTTCGTTACCTCATGTCACACACCAGCTTCAAAAACGGGATTCAGCCATGTTGCTGGTTACCACGTTAGCGGTACGCGACTGCCGAAGATGTTCCGCCATTCTTCACCTGCCAGAAACTGAAGGTCGTCTATTTCATGGCTACAAGCGTCAATTGCGTGCTGGTGGGCCGCTTGTGCCTTCGCCAGCCAATCGCTGCCGAGAGGGTAAAGCTCCGCAGTTCCGGGTATCAGAAGATACTGATTGGCCTTCGACACGAGAAACCCAAAAAAGTCTCTACAATAGAAGTCATACCAGAACGCGTCATGATTGTTATTCGCGCGGCTTGGTAGAAACTCGGCCACGAGTAACTCGATAATGAACGACTTGATTGGCACGTTTTGCTCGTGCTTCCACAGCTTAATCATCCTACTGAGCGCGCGTATATTTCCATTGAGCAGCGCGTCCCACCCATCAATCGTGTCGATTTGAGCCGCAGGATCAACTAGCTTCCATGATCCACCCCCGTTAGTATCCGGCATAGTGTATTGGCCGTTGCCGTGTAGAAATACTGGGACGATTTCAACAGTTATATTGTTAAAGCCAACGCTCACGACTTGGCCATCGCCACGTATGTCGGTTTGGCCATACTCATCGGTCAGTACCGATTTTACTTCCTGAAGCAGCTGCGACTGTACGTTGCCAGAGCGCGCATCAAATCGAGCCTTTACTTCCCACGGCAACACGGCAAACATGTCAAGGTCACGTGGCGGTCTTATCTGAGTTTTTTTGCCCCATGACCCCACCATCAAAGCATCAAAATTCTGCCGCACCCCTTCATGATAAGCTGCCTGAATGATAGCCGCAATTCTCTGGAACTTACCAGCCCCATCCTCAAGCTGATTAGCTGTCAAGGTCAAGTCGTCTACGAACAGGCGAAATCGCTTTCTTACGTACATCCAAGCCATTCTTGCTCCGTCCTGACCTCTATTGAACTGGTTTACTAATGGCGCCACGGCTAGCATCGACGCCCGTCGGACACACCACCGTTTGGAGCCCGTAAGCCGCCAATAACAGTACAACTGCCAGTATCATCGCGACGGCAACGATACGTGCCGTCAACGGTATCTTATCTTTCCAAGTGAATTTGAGCTGTTCGTCCATCCAGCCATACTGCGATTGAGCAAATAATTTGAAGTGAGCATACCAGTCACTTAAAAAGATCTGCCGACTGACGGTAATAGTATAGTATTCACTTTCGATCTGTGACAACTCAGACCTTGCTGAGGCGATATCCCCGCCGCCTTGAACCGCTCGGTAAAGATCGCGTAGCCGATTGTGAAGGCCAATCAGCTTTTTACCCGCAGCTTCATACTCGCTCGTAGGATATGTCGCAAAGTACAGAGCTGCTACGCCGGCGATCAGAAGCAGGGCTGATGGTACTTTTTCCGCGAGGGATTCGGTAAATAGTGCGAAAGTACCAATTATGAATGAGCCGAATCCAATCCATCCGGGCACCTTTCCCACAATGTCGAAGGTCGCAAATGTCTTCTTAGCGCCGAAAATGACATTGTAGCCAGTCTCGGCTATGGTTCGTAGCAGAAGATCACGATCGGTCATGACTCACTCGCGTCGATAATGGGTACATGAATACGATCCTTCGCAACAACAACGCCATTCTTTACAGCAAAACAGTCAACTACGTGCTCACCACGAAAACTCGACGTTTCCTTCTTGATTCGCGAACCCGAGTCCGTCTCAATCTGCCCCCGGATCATATCTTTTTGTATGGCCATCGGGCCACGATTGAGCACCTTCCAATAAACGTGAAACACGCCTGGTATCTGGTGCTCGGTAATGTAGAACTTAAGCGCTTTGCTCTTGTAGACGTTCAGGCGGTTAATCCCCGCCGCACGACTCGCGCGTAAAAGGAGGGTGCGAAATCCCCCCTGTGACACCTCGCACTCGATCCGCATGGGATAGCGAATATCGACTGGAAAACGGTCTTCGATAAATTCTTCGGTATTGCGCGCCTCATAGCCCGCCTCAGCAATGTGCGATTTCCTCACCTCCGACGACGCCGACAGCGGATATCCGCGACCAAACACCTTGCGCCACCTATTATTGGCCTTGGACTCTTCGCCAGCGTCCAAGGCCTTATCAGCTAACTCCATGCCCTTTTTAGCCTTAGCCTCGAACCTTTTGTGGACTTTTACGTGCTGTCCGCTTCCCAGCGCAGCATAGCGCTCCTGTTTCGGCTGCTCCGACAGGTATTTCAGAAAGTCTCGCATCATTCCGCCACACGACGCATAACCCGTTTTGTCGTAATCGGACGTGGAAATAATGAAGTTGTGGCATAGCGTGTCAACCAATAGGCCATTCATGGCGACGCCATGCTTGTTCTTCCATGCTCTAGCCATCCTTGCCAACCGCCGGAGATTACCGTTCGTGTCAGTGTTAACGGCGGCTGTGGCGTTGAGTTCATCTTGGGGTTTGGTTGTCCGCCATGACCCGTTATTCTTTGAGTACGGGTACGTGAAGCTACCATCAGCTTCACGAAAAACCGGCTGAACCTCGATTTTGAAGTTGGTGTACTGAACAACAACCACGAGCGTATCAGGGTAAACCTCAGTCTTTGGGTAACGGGCGATTATGGCGTCGGCCGTTTTCCGCAGCAGCTTCGCTTGACCGCCGTTTTTATACTCATCCCAGCATCGAGCTGGCATAATGTAAAGCATGTCGAGATCGGAAATCCCTTTTATTGCTGTCCAACGGCCATATGATCCAACCTGAAGGCTATTCGCAGTGCGGGATTCTGTATCTCGAAACTCGAGATTCAAAGCACGCGTTACTTCGCCATATCGAGCGGAGATTGCCTGTTCGTTGTCAATCGCGATGTTCGAAAACAGCGTTTTAAAATCGTCCGCTCTGCTGATGCTCGCCCCCTCTTGTCAAATCGGCTTGCCGCGGAGATCGTGATCCTCAACTCACCATGTTGGGAATGTGGAACACTCTGAGAACGACTTCAACTAAATATCGGGATGGAAATTCCCGAACCAACAACGAAACAGGTCCAAAAACACTGGGATGCGCAGGACCCTAGCGTCTTTGTTGCTCCGTACAGCCGCGACCCTGGCGTCACAATCGCGCGCTCCCGAAGTGATATTGATCGGCAGTTGAGTGCTGCCATGTCCGGCCGAACCGCCAATGCCTTCCGTCTTCGCAATGCCAGCGAACCTCAGCCAGACCCACTCGCCCGCATGTGCTCTCTCCTAAAAGCCGCCCACGAGGGAATGGTAGCTGATGAATTTAGCCAGCTGATTCAATCGCCCGTCGAGCAGCAGGCCTTCCTTGCGCTGTATGGGGACATGAAGGACCACCAGCGCGCTGCGATCTGGGACAAGGTCAACAAGGGCGTCTTTGAGGCGCAACAGGCGGCCCTACAGGAAGCGCATCGTGCCCATCAGCGTGACGCCAAGCGTACTGACCAACTGCTTAAGGGGCGCGCACTACAAGAACGCATAGCCCACCACGCCGCCAAGCGCGGCCAGGTGGACGATGCGGAGTGACCTCGACGACTATCTAGACCTGATCGACTTCACCCGCGAGCAGACAGCCTCGCTAGGAGTGGAGGGCTTCTGGGACTGGATTGCTACCGCCGAGTCTGATTTCCGCGAGCAGATCATCGACGTTATGACCGATCCTGCGTTCGCGCTGGAGGACCACCAGCGTATGCCACGCGGCGAGTGGCGTATCTGGATGAAGCGCATGGGTCGTGGTGCGGGCAAGACCTATGGAGCTTCGACAAACACCAATCTGTTGGCCCGTGACGTGTTTCCCGGTGGCTACGGCATTCTCGTTGGCCCAACGGTCAAACACGTCCGGGACATCATGATCGATGGCCCCAGCGGCCTCATTGCCACGGCCCCGCTCGATTGCGTTCCAGTCTTCAAGCCACACTACAACCGCGTTGATTGGCCTAACGGTACGTCGGCAACAATCTACACCGCCGACAATCCTCAGGGCATTCGCGGTCCATCACTCAACTTCGGCTGGGGCGATGAGCTAACACTTTGGAACAGTGAACGCACGTTCGACAACCTGTTCCGCGCAGTCCGTCAAAAGCACGCGGCGGGCACCAAAATCATCCTGACCACCAGCCCCATTAAGGCGCAAGAATGGGTGAAGGCCATTGAGGGCCGACCAAACACCGTCGTGAGCACTGCGGCATCGATGGCCAATATCCACCAGGATGAGCAGCATCTCGCGGAGCTTCGAGCGGAGGCCGTGATCGGAAGCACCAAAGCGCGTGAGGAAATTCTCGGGGAGTGGACTACTGGCAAAAGCCAACTGTGGAATAAGGAGGGCATCGAGAAGATGCGCCTGCCAACGACACTAACGCGTGACGAGTTCGCCGCGACTTGTACCAAACGGTTCCTGAGCATCGATCCATCGGGTGGAGGCGACGAAACCGGCATCATCTACTGTGGTGAAAAGCGCACGGGATCACGCCAATGCGTCATCCTTGATGACTTCTCCGAGCGCATGGGCCTTGATGCCGCCTTCCGCGAAATCGTTCGCCTCGCTGGTCTTCATCTTAAGTCAGGCGACTACATTCTTTTCGAGGAAAACAACCAAAAATCAGGCCCCTCGCTTTTGCGAGAGATGCTGAAGAATGCTGGCATTGGGGGCGTTCGGATCATACCCATCTGGGCTGACAAGTCCAAATACGCTCGCGCAGAAGAGGCTTATCTCCATTGCCAGCTTGGCAAGGTGAAGGTCCACGGACAGCATGATAAGTTGGAGCGCCAGCTTGTGGAATGGGAGCCGGACTTGAGGGCGTCACCCGACCGAGGCGACGCCTTTACTCAGGCAATCAAGCACGTCCATGGAGAGCGCAAGAAGACCGGCTTTCAGGTCATCAGCTTAGGCCGGGTGTAGATTCCGGATCATCAATGCGCATAGCGTTGAGCCAGTCTTGCGGCGGCATATCGTCGGGGGACGCTCGATCCGCCGCGCTTAGCCCGAAAGCGCCGGACGCGAAGAACTCGTCTAACCGAAACAGTGCGATATCCGTTTGTGGTATATTATGAAGCAAAGCATATTTTTCGACGAGAGGTCTGAATTTAGCATAACCACCACCTACCACGCAATTATTTGCTATTAGCAATAGCTCGGCATCAGTCATTTGCGCACGTAAGAGGCGCACTAGCTGGTATCCCTTACTGTTCCGATCGACCTTTCTTCCAATTTCCTGTGGTGAGTCCCGATCGATAAGCGAAACTAAATGATACGTGTACCGCAGGTAGCTTGACAGTCCACGGACATCTTTAGTCGCAGCGGCGTACACCTCTTCGAATGTCTTGTCTCCCGCTTTCATACTGATCCGAAGCGTGCTCTGAATTCGATCGAGAGCCGCTTGGCCTTCGTATTCAGTGGTCCTTAATTTGCCCGTGCCAAAGGTGACTTGTGTCGAACTGACACGGTCAAGAACGTCAAACCGGCGCTCAACTAAGTTCAAGAACGACGTCTCGAACGCACGCCGCTCCGCGAGGCGCCCCTCCTCTTGTGCTGCCCTGTATGTCCCGAAGGCGAAGTACGCCGCGATGGCAGCCATGCCGGAACTCAGTACGCCGAACGAGTCGCCGAGTGTTCCTGTGACCGAAAAGTCCCACGGAACGCCGAAGGCATTGTAGCCGAGTCCGGTAAATATGACTACGCCCACCCAAATTAGAGCAAGCGCCGCCACGACGCCGACTCCAATCCAGCCAAAGTCCTGTTTCAATTTATCCCCCATAGCTTTTGCCGACAGTTCGTCAGCTACCGCTAAATACTCACGAGGCAACCAATTAACGGTGGGATAGTGGGTTTTTTATGGTTCAAGTCGCGTGATTATGGTCAACAGGAAACCCGACTGCGCGGCGGTGGGATCGGGGGGCTGTTCCCCGTTAACGGCGGCTCGGTCTGGACCGATGACGCAAACTATCAGCAGCGCACTAACGCGGTCTATTTTCAGTGCCCGGTAAGCCGGCGTTGCCTTGAGATTCGCGCGGAGAAGCTGGCTAGCATTACCCTAAAGGTAGAAGGCAGCAAGCGGGCCAAGAAGGTCCTGACTGCGCCCAACTTCCGCGATCGTACGATGAGCAACCTGCTCCGAAACGCGGAAATGGACCTGGGCATCGGAGGTGACGCGTGGCTGTGGCTCAATAAGGAGATTGCGGAGCGTCCCGTCATGGAAGCCCTGCGTCCCGACTTCATGTACCAAGAACCGGCCAAAGGCATCATTGCCTATGACCCGTCCAAACGGCTGAACGGCAACAGCAACCCAGAACTGATTTTCTATACCGATCCCGAAGAACCCGCGTCGATCCTGATTGTCGAGCGCCGCATCGCTGACACCAGCCTCTATGAGCAGATCGATGCTGATCTTCTACACATGAGCATTTATAACCCGTTGAGCGCCATCGAGGGATCAGGTGCCGGCGACGCAATCATGCCCGATATCGCCGCTTACCGTGCCGCCACCAAGCTCATGTATGCCCGTTTCACAAATGGCGGTCGGAAGAGCGGGTGGATCACCATTCCCGAGGTCGATGGCTACAACGAGCTTACGGACGACGACAAGGCCAAGCTGCGCGACACGCTCAGAATGCTCCGCGAGGATGACGATCTTAAGGGCCTCGTCGCAGGCTCGGAGTTCATCGAGAACCAGATGGACTTCAAAGAGCTCGATGTTGTGTCAGTTGTGAAGGCGTTGGAACGCCGCATCGCAATGGCGTTCGCAGTCCAGCCAGTCATGCTGGGTTTCGAAGGCGAGACTACCGGCATGAATATGCGAACGGCGGATCGCACCTTCTATACCGGCTGGCTGAAGCCCCGCGCTGATTACGTGCTCGGCCACCTCCAGAGCTTTCTCCGCGACAGTCTAAACGACACCAAGCTGACTATCGAGATTGACGAAACCCGGTTGCCATACCTGCAGGACGACAAGCTGGACATGGTGGATAAGATGGCCGGCCGGGGTGCCATCACCTTCAACGAATACCGCGAGGCGATGGGTTTCGCTCCCGCAGCTTGGGGCAACAAGCCGATCCCGGTCGCTGGGGCTGGTGAAGCCCTTACGCAGAATGACAACAGCGAACCGGAACAGCGGCCAGATAATCAGCCTGCGCGAGAAGTCGGTCACGATGCCGACACTAGCCGCCGTGCCAGTCAGCGCGCCTAATAAATAAATACAGCGGAGTTACGCAGATAGGAATTAACCGGAATGAACACACCCTTCCTGACGAAGAGATTTAAGGCTGGTCCTATCAACGACAATGAGGTCGAGGGCTTGGCTTCTGCTTATGGCAACATCGACCACGCTGGTGATATTGTGGAGCGCGGTGCTTACAAGCGCACTTTAGATCGCTTTAACGCATCGCAGAAGGCAATGCCCTTCCTTGCGCATCACCGTCATGACAAGCCGATCGGGCGTATTCTGGAACTTAAAGACAGCGACGAAGGGCTGTATTTCAAGGCTCGCTTCTCCGACAGCCATGATGGTCAGAACGTCCGTTCGCAGTTCCTGGATGGAACGCTTGATAGCTTCTCGATTGGCTACCGCGTGCTCCAGAAGCAGGCAGACCGTCTCAACGACCGCAAGGTGCTGCGCTTGAAGGAAATAGCCCTTCACGAAATCAGCGCGGTCACATTCCCCTGTAACGAATTGGCCAAACTATCGGCGGTAAAGGGCAACATCGCATCGAGCTTCCCAGACTTGAGTCTTGAGGACCAGCAGCGCGTCGCGGACTTTGCCGCAACCCTGATGGCCAAATCGATGCTGTCCGACGCGGAAATCGCGGAAACGGTCGCCGCGCAGAACGATATGCGCCAGCAGGCAAACGACGCTTCACGTTCGCTCGCTCTTCTGACAGCTGTCGCTGATACTTTAGAGACTAAAGAAATTGCGAATGGCGAAACTCGCTTTGATGATCTTTGGCTGGCTTATCAGATCAAGAAGCGGCTTGGCCGATAAATAGAAGCACTGGAGGCTTTGCTTCCAAACGGCACTCCTCAGGGACTCGCCTCTCAAGCAGCAGGACTCGCATTTCCGCCCTCCTCTGAACTCCCATTCAGAGGTGAAGAGTGAACGACGAGAATATCACTAAGCTGTTTGAGGAACTGGCTACCAAGGCCAACTCCGAAGACGCAGTTAGCAAGGCCGAGGTCGAAACCCTCCGCAACGAACTGGCAGACGTTCGCGACCAACTGGCTCGCAAGTCGCAAATCAAGAGCCACACCGCAGATACCATCGCATCTGACGACGAACGCCTCGCAAAGATCGCCTTCGTCAAAGGCCGTCATGCCATCGAAGACGGCGACATCAAGGCCACCGAGTTTTCCCGCCTCGTAGGGATCGAGGGCGGCAACACCGTTCCCTCCGTGTTCGACGGTGAGATTACACGTGGCCTCGCCAAGCTCAGCCCCATCCGCGGCCTCAGCCGTGTCGTCTCTGTCAAGGCGAACCTGGAGCGCATCATCAAGGTGCGGGCTTCGGGCGCTGCGAAGACCAAGACGGAGAAGGCAGCTTACACGCTGAATACAACCGACGTGTTCGGTAAAATGCGTTGGGGCACCACCGAGATTGTCGACCAGCAGCGTCACACTTCGTGGGTATCAGACGACCAGGAGTCAATCCTGAATCTCGCGGCCGAACTTCGCGACAGCATGATCCTCAACATCGCTGAGAAGGAAAGCGATCTTTTTCTCAACAGCACTTCGACCAACACCGTTGAAGACGTAACCGGCGTTCCTACAACCCGTATGGGCCTGCTTGGTCAGACAGCGCTTACCACCGATGTCAACAAGTTCACCGACAAGTTCGGTCAACTGGCAACCGTCGTAGCACCGGCAGCGAAGGCAGGAAATTACCTCTCCGATGCCATCCTCAAGCTACGCTCTACCCTTCATAGCAACTATTTGTCCAACGCTGTGCTGGTTTTCAGCAGCGACGTTGAACTGGCGCTATTCATGGAGAAGGACGAGAACGGTCGCTCACTGCTGCGTCCAGCCGACGCAAGCGTTGCCGGCAGCTTTGCTGGCACCGTTCACAACATGGCGTACGTCATTGATGACACCATGCCCACGATTGCTGACGCTATCGAAGACGGTACTCCTGCCGTGCTTCTGGCGGACTTCAAGAAGGCCTACACCATCGTGGACTTTGGATCCATGAAGTGGGTCGTAGATCCCATCACCGAGCCGCAGTTCGTGAAGTATTCCGCGCGTCGTCGCGTTGGTGGCGCGGTCGTTGACTACAAGGCAATCCGCGCGCTGAGGTTGGTCGCCTCCGCTTAATTGCCGAGCCGGGAAGCCCGGCTGAGAAGTCGGGCTTCTTCTTAAGTTGAATAAATACTCGACAATTATAGTCGAGGACGAAGCATTGGCACTAGAAAATACGGGACCAGCGGCAAATAGCTGGCAAACCATTCCACAGGCCAACCAGTTTCTCGTGGACTTCGTTCATCCGCTACTTGGCATTTCGCCTGAGCTGGGCCGAGACGACGGCCCCTATTTGATTGAAGCGGCCAAAGAAATTAGCCGCATGTGGTCTTGGAAGGGCCAGCCTGCCGATCCCCTCCAGGCGCTCGCATGGCCTCGTAAGGGTGTTCTGCTCGAGCAGGGGCGGCCTGGAGCGGACTGGTTCGGCCGCACCTATCCGCATCTCGATCCCAGCGCGGAGGAATATGCGCGCTTCATCATGTTTGAGAGTCCCGGCCTCCTAACGGTCCCGGAGTTGCTACCTGAAAGCATGGTCCCACGGGAGGTTCTGGAAGCGCAGGCCATCCTTGCGGCCTTCAAGGTCCGCGACATTACGCTGTGGCAGGATAACGCTTTCAACGCGTCCGAGATTAAGCTGGATGGCGTCGGTACGATCAAACCGGCGAACATGGTCGCCGCTGCTGATGCCGTGTTCATGCGCCTCGCACGCTGGGGCTCGTTCAAAGGCATGTCGATCGTCCAGCCCGGCGGTGCCCGATGATGGCGGGAATTTACGACACGTTCGCTGGTGCTGCCACCCAGATGCTCAACGGACCACTGGGCGGCAATGGCAGGCTCCGGAGCAAGCGCGGTGGCGGCTACGACGACAATGGCGATCTCACGCCGGTGACCCAGAGTGACAGGTCGGTTGCTTGCGTGGTGAAGACGAAGGAAATGTGGAACGCTGGTGCGTATCTTGGCAGCAAGCTCGTTGCGGTACTGGACAACAAAGTAGAGCCGAGGCCAGACGACGAACTCATTATCGGCACGACAACCTACATCGTCAAAGAAGTCGCCGCAAAAGCACCCGCTGGCAGAGTCATAACCTACGAAGTGGTGCTCGTATAATGGCCCGGTCCGGCGTCTCGAACCTGGGCGGGGTCGTGAAGAGCCTTGCGGCAGCAAAACGTAAAGCGTTGGCTGATGCGCAGAAGGTGGTCCGCGATACCGCGAACGGCATTCTGATCGGCGTTGTAGAGGGCACACCTGAAGACACCAGCACCGCCATTGGCGGCTGGCAGGTCGGCCTTGAGACGACACCTGAGGGGCTGGTCAACAAACCCGATCCAAGCGGCGCAACCGCGATTGCCAAAGGCGCGGCTATAATCGGCACGGCCAAGCTGGGGCAGAACATCCACATCGTGAACAACCAGCCATACGTCGAGGGCCTGAACGCGGGCAACGCAGTCAGCAAACCCTCCGGCTGGATCGAAGCGGCGATCGACAACGCAACGCGAGGTAGCCGCTAATGGGTCACAGCATCGATATTGAGATTCTACGCAAGCGCATGGCCACCAATTGGAAGGCTCTAGCGATCCCCAGCGTACCGCTGCTCTACGACAACGCAAAGGCTGGCACGGCGCTTCCCGGTACGTTCGTCCGTTTCTCTGTTCGCCCGAGTAGCGAAATTCAGCGCAGCCTTGGTGACAAGCGCATTCGCGTCGTGTGCGAGGGGCGCGTTTGGCTCCAGGTGGCAGTTCCAGTTGGTACGCCCGATGGTGACGCGTGGGCGCTGGCAGACAAGGCAACTTCCATCTTTAATCGTTGGACAAGTGATGATGGGACTATTCGTTGTGGAAAGACGGAAAGCCGCATCATTCCCGATGACAAGTATTATGTTATTTCTCTCAACGTCTTCTACCAAAGCCAAAGAGCTCGGTGACGCTTAGCCAACAGGTAGTCCGAATAAATAGCTTGTGGCCATTCAGCGGCCCGCTTTTACTAGGAGGCCCTGAATGGCAATTAACCCATCTGATACCGGGTTCGCGATTGTACGCGAGCCGGAAGCTGGCACTACGCCAGCAAAGCCTGTGTTCAACCGCCTCGAAACCATCGTTGGTTCGAACCTCAACGCAACAGCCGATCCAATCGTCAGCGCAACCCGTCGTAAGGGTCGTACGAACGCTGGTCAGCGTCTTGTAAACCCTCGTGTTGAGGGTACGCTAAACACGGAATTCACCGCCGATGACGCCGCAACCGAAATGCTTCTGGAAAGCGCATTCTCGGGCCGCTTCGACAACACTGGTCTGCTCAAGGCTGGCACAACCGAAACGGACTTTACCGTCGAGCGCCTGTGGATCGACGGCACCAAGAACATGTTCAGCCGCTTCTTTGGCTGTCAGGTAACTGAGTTTGCCTTGAATGCTGAGTTTGGTGGCATTGTAACCGCTGACTTCACGGTCCTTGGTCGTGGCCGCGCCGATCCTGCTACAGCGATCATCACTGGCGCTACCTATGTGGACGCGTCGAGCAACACCAAGTTCGCTGGTCCTGACGTCAAGAACATCAACATCGTCGGTCTTGGTGATGTGGATTACTCGACCCTCACGCTGAGCGTTTCGCAGGATCGCGCAACGCAGGGCAAGTTGGGCTCCCCATACGCACGCGGCATCGGCACCAGCGGCAAGAGCATTGAGCTACAGGTCATGCTTTACCGCAAGGACTTCGGCCCAGAAGCGCTCATCAAGAACGGCATTGAGAACCCAGCAGTGTCGATTTCGTTCGACTGCCTGTTCGACAACAAGGGCTATCGCTTCACCATTCCTCTTGGTCAGCCCTCGTTCCCAGAGGACAGCGAAGACGGCGCAAACCAGATGGTAGCAGTTACGTTCGTTCCACAAGGCGATAACGTCTCGGGTGCGGACATCATGATTCAGAAGCTGACTGTTCCAGTTACTCCGTAACTTAACAGCAAAAGCCTATGACGCGGGAGCGGTGGTTTCAGGTCCACCGCTCCCGTTGCTGTCTCTGCTAAATATCCAGCAGCGAGATTGCTGTAGAAAACCTGAGGTATCTACAATGGAATTTGAGTTTGATCTTCCTTCCGTTAACCCGGATGAGGTTCGTGAAATCGAAGTTATCAAGGATGGAAAGAGCTACGGAGTTTACTTCGTTAAGCCATTCATCTCCGGTTCCCCCCAATATATGCTGGATTACCGGCGCGCACTTGCGAAGCTGAGCAAGCGTGAGAAGGCCCGTGTCGGTGACCCACAGACTGTTGAGGATGTACAGCTTCACCGTGGCTTGCTGATCCGGTTGTTCGTTGAGAAGTATGTGACAAAGAGCGAAGGCATTCCCCTCAAGTCTGGCGTTTGGAAGCACACGAACGAGAACTTGATCAAGTTCCTGACGCAGCCAGCAGCTTGGTTCATCTATCAAGAATTAGATGAGTTTTCGGCTGAAACCAGCAACAGCGAAGCCGCTGAGGTGGTCGCCGAAAAAAACTCCTAACCGAGTATCTGGCTTGGCAACTGTCTCCGGCACGAGTCCATTTGGACAAGGCTGAGGCAGATGCCGAGGCAGCATTGAAGGCTGGGCGGTACGATCACGCTTCAATCGATCTTTACGAAGAAGAGCTTTCTAAAGCCCCCAAGCTAACTGCCGGGTGTGATTTCTACTGGTACGCATTCCAGACAATTAGCACGATGCGGCCCAACGGCATGGGCGCGGGCAAACTGCGCTGGGACGATACAATCAAGTTCGCAAACCATTACGGCATGACGTTCCAAGAGAAGGAAAATCTCTGGTTCATCATTCGCGCCATGGATGCCGTTGTCCTCTCCGAGTCCGACAAGAAAAGCCAGCCCCCCCGCTAAATAGTTGATCGTCCCAACTATCGCGGAGCCTTGCCTATAAATGTCTGACACTACGGTCCGCATTATCATTGATGCTTCGGGAGCCCAACGCGGCGGTTCAACAGCAGAACGAGCACTTGATCGGGTTGGCAATGCCAGCCGCCGCCTGGACGCCTCACTGGGCCGCACAACCGTGAACATCGGTACTTTTGGCCGTAGCCTTGCTGGACTTAAGGGAGCTGGTGCGGCCCTCATCCTGGCGGATCTTACCCGACGAGCAGCTGACTTTGCGGATGCCAGCAGCCTAATGGATGCCAAACTGAAACTGGCAGTCGTCAACTGGGGTAATTACGGACAGGCGCAAGCCGACGTATCGCGCATCAGCGCCGGCACTCGTAGTGAGCTTACCAGCACTGCCGTTCTCTACGGCAAGATGGCAGCTAGCGGTAAGAACCTCAACGCCAGTCAGGCACAGGTCGCACGCGCTACCGAGACCGTCACCAAGTCGTTGAAGGTCAGCGGTGCGTCTGCCGGTGAAACAGCTTCTACGGTCCTCCAGCTTGGTCAGGCGTTGTCGTCGGGTAAGCTGAACGGCGACGAATTCCGCTCCCTTGCTGAGAACGCGCCTCGCTTGATGAAGCTGATGGCCGACAGCATGGGCGTACCTATTGGCGCTCTGAAAAAGATGGCCAGTGAGGGCAAGCTGACCAGCGAAAAGCTATTCCGCGCCTTCACCGATCCCAAGTATTTTGCCGCTCTGGACGCAGAAGCCAAGTCCATCCCAGCGACATTCGGTGACGCATTCACTGCCATTCAGAATGTCGCAACGCGCACCTTTGGCGCGTTCGATAGCGGCGGCGGTTTCAGTCAGGCGCTCTACAACTTCGCCAATCAGGGCACCGATAACATGAACAGCATCACCAAGCGCGCAGCAGACGCGGGTGGTGAAATTCGCGATGCGTTCGCGGGTCTGGGCGATGCTTTCCAGCCGCTGCTCAACGGTGCCAACGGCGTCTTTGATGCCCTGGGTATCCGCATCGGCACTGTGAAAGAGCAGATTGGCGGGCTCCTCGGCATCATGGACAACATCGCCAACGCTCCGATCAAGCTACAGAACTGGGCCAACGATGTTGATCGCAGTATGCGTCCCGAGTGGGCGCAGGCCGGTATCCCAAAGAACCAGCCGCTACAGAACATGCGGGGCGATTTTAACGCCGGGTTTGAAAAAAGCCGTCGTGATCGCGCCCTCGACAAGCTGATTGCCAACACGCGCACCGTAACCGGCGATAGTAGCTTCACCGGCAAGGGCATGACGCCCAAGGCGATCTTCGACAAGTTCTGGGCGGCCATGCCAGCGTATAAGGCCAAGCAGGGCGGAACCGGTCAGCTTCGTGCTGCTCCTGGAACCACGACCACCACCGGCAGCGGTGGCGGTAAATCCCGCCGTGATGTCGATGACATTATGAACAGCATCGGTGCCCGTGTCACCAGCGGCTACCGATCGTTTGAACACAACAAGGAAGTTGGCGGACAACCTAACAGCTATCACCTGACCGGTAACGCCCGCGACATCGCGAAGACCAAGGGCATGACGCTGGGCAAGGTCGTCAGCGCGCTCAAGGAGCAGGGCTACGATGTCGTGGAGAAGCTGGACGAAGGCGATCATTTCCACGTCGCGTGGAAGGGCAAGGGCGACAAGTCCAAGTCGGAAAGCGAGAAGGCCGCTATCTCTGCGCAGCGCGAGGCTGAGAACCTAGCCGAGCGTCGCCAGAAGCAGGAAACGGAACTGTGGTCCACCATGGACAACCAGCTCGCGTTGGCAAAGCTGATGCCCGCCGAGGCTGAAAAGCTGAACGCAGAGCAGGAACTGACCCATATCCGCGGTGCCCAAATTACCCAGCAGGACAAGGACCGTATTGGCCTCTTGATGGACCAGACGCGTGCGGCAAAGCTGCTCACGGAGATTACCGCCGCCAACGATAACGGCGCAGCAGAACTCGATTTCCAGAAGCGCAAGTTGGGAATGACCGACAAGGAAGCGGCGATGGCCGAAGCCGCATGGGAGTTCGAGAGCAAGGCACTGGCTGACAAGGTCGATACCAGCAACGCGCTGTACCAGATCACGCTTGCGACGATCAAAGCCCGCGCTGGCGAGACGTTTGAAATCCAAAAGCAGAACCGAATGCTCAAGGACCGGGAGAGCTTGCTCAGCGAGTACAGCCCTCGCGAGGCTGACAACCAGCGCCTCGACCAGATCAAGGCCGACCGGGATCGCCTGGGTGTATTGCGCAGCAAGCCGGTTGCTGATGGCGGGATCACGGAAGAGCAGTACCGCCGCGCCCTCGATGGCGTGGAGAAGGCCAGCGTTGAGATTGCCACCCGCTGGGAGAAGGAATTTGGCGGTAAAATCGACCAGCTTGGCGAGCAGCTAGGCGGCGTATTTGGTCGAGCAGTTGGCAGCTTTGGTAAGCTGATTAGCGGTCTCGCTGATGCCGCTGGTGGCAAGTTCGGTGGTCTTGGACCGCTCGGCAGCGTCATCGACCTGCTGGGCACTAAGAGTGACGGCACGGCGAATGCGCTGGGCAAGGCAGCAGCCGACGCCAGCAAGAAGAGCATGGACCAGCTACTGGGTCGCAACGGCGAAGCCAGCGCGTTCAAGAATCCACTCAAGTCCCTGAGCAGCGGATTTGACGGCTTCAAGACCGACCTCAAGGGCATCTTCGGCAAGAACGGCGACTTCACGAAGAGCATGGGCAGTGTGCTGGGCAAGGCTGCTGGCGGTGCGCAGATGGGCGAGACGGCCGATCAGCTTATGAAGGCTATCGGTCTCAAGTCGAGCAAGCTGGGAAGCCAGGTCGGTGGCGCCATCGGTGGTGCTGTCGCAGGTCCCCTGGGTAGCATCGTCGGCGGCATCGCTGGCGGTCTGTTCGGTGGCCTCTTCAAGAAGACCAAGCAGGCAAGCGCAGGCTTTGAACTCGACAGCTTTGGCAATCTCCAGGGCATGAAAGCCACTGGCACTGGGTCCAAGGAGCGTGAGACAGCGACCGCGCTGGCAAACAGCGCGGCTAGTGGCCTCAACAGCATCGCATCGCAGCTAGGCGGCACCCTGACCGGTGCTGGCGGTATCAGCGTTGGATATCGCCCCGGCCATAAGGCTGGCGCTTATCGTGTTGATACCACGGGCGCTGGTCGCCTGACCGGCGTTGATGCGTTCGACAATGAGGCCGACGCAATCGCGTTCGCTATCAAGTCGGCTTTGAAGACCGGCATTCTCGATGGCGTGTCGGATTTCAGCAAGCGACTGTTGAGCGCAACTGAGAACCTGGACTCCGCACTGGCGCTGGCAACCACCTATGAGAATATCCTCAAGGAACTGGCAGCAATCGATGATCCCATTGGCGCTCCGCTAAAGGAACTCAACGAGCAGTTTGAAAAGCTCAATAAGAGCATGACGGCCAACGGCGCGACCGCTGGCGAACTCGCGAATGTGGATCGCTATTACATGGTTCAGCGTCAGAAGATGCTTGAGGACCAGCTTTCCAGCATCAAGAGCCTACAGGACAAACTGAATGGTGCGGACAGCGGCGTGTCGAACAAGAGCCGCCTGGACAAGCAGCTAAAGGAATTCCGCGCATACGAGGACACGATTGCCAAGGGCGGTAGCGTCGATCCAACCAAGTTCGCTGAACTGGGATCGTCCATCTTTGAAATCGCACGCGACCTCTACGGCACCAGCGGCCCGCTGTTCCAGAACATCAGGAACGAACTGCTCAACGCCAGCGATGCGATGACCAAGAATGTCGAGTCCATGTACGGCACCAGTAGCGACAGCACGACGGTTGTTCAGGCAGTTGATACGCAGACGCAGCTTATCGCGCAGCAGATCAAAGAGCAGCAGAAGGGCAACGCAATTCAGGAGCGCATCGCGGCAGCGTTGGAAGCTGCCAACGATGTTGAAGACATCATGCGCAACGCCAAGGCAGTCAACGGCTATCAGTACGGAACTGTGTAAATACTCGTGGAGGTAGCCAATGGCCATTGATGGAAATCGCGGATCGTTTGTCAAAGAGGAATACCGCTACGATACGGAAGATGCTCCTGACGTGCTGGCCAAACAGCCCAACGCTCGGACTATCAAGCTGGAAACGAACCTGGACAGCACGGCAGCAAAAGCGCTCGCCGTCGAATTGCTGACTGAACACAAGCATGTTGCTCAAGCCTATCTCGTCAAAGTCGCTGGCGTTGAGGTGGCAAGCGACGACAAGTGGATTGATAGTCCACCCACATTCTCATGCGTGTTTCCAGATTGGCCGATTAGCCAAGTTGATGTTCTGAGGACTGTGACCACGACCACGGATTACAACGAGTTTACGACCACAATTACCGCAAAGGGGCCGCAATGATCGATCAGCCATTTCTATTGACCAGCAATCCCCTGTTCTACGAAACTAGCAGTCTTCAGCTTGCCAGCTCCCCGGTCGAGAACCTGACCAACGACAACATGGACATGGACTGGCGTTCGCTAGGCCTGAGCGATGTTTACGTGGTCCTGCGCAACGTGGGCGCAGTCGACACAGTCGCGGTTCTTCACAGCAACCTGCGCCCCGATGACACACTCCGAGTGAGGGCGGCAAACACTGTCGCAGGGCTCCTATCTGCCCCTGTGTGGGATAGCGGCGCAGTTCCAGCAGTACTGGGAACCCTTACGGTTCCCTACACGGCAAAGACGCTCGTTGATGTACCAGCGGGCACGCAAGCCACATACTGGCGCTTTGATTTCTCATCGTCTGGACATCCTGACGGTCAGGTCAAAGCCTCGCGTATTGTCATGGGACAACGCTTCGTCATCGGCTCGGGCATCGACTACGAGTGGTCCAAGGGTGTCATTGACGATAGCATCGTTTCCACTGCGCCGAACTATGAGGATGTTCAGGAGTTTCCAAGCCGCCCAGTAGTTCAGGCAACACTTGGCCAGATGAACGAGTCGGACTTTAACAAGCTGGACACGTTTATGATGAGCGTGGGCGTCAAGCGCCCCGTGTTGTTTGCTCCCGAGCCCGACAACCTCGGCAGCGTACAAAGCTGGACTGTTTATGGCCGGATGAAAGTAGCATACAAGGGCGTGAACTTGTATCACAATCTCTGGGAAAGCGATCTAGAGGTAGTAGGGCTCAAAGCGTAAACGCTCGTTAACCGCCGACAGGGACAGGACGTTAATGCCGCGCATGGCATAGTTGTGCCTCACTCAAGGGAGTCAGCGATGAGCAAGGAACTACTACTACTACTGGGTGCCGGTGCCGGTGGATCAGCGATTTGGCTGGGCGCATGGGCTCAATTCAAAGACAATCATGGGCAAACGCTGACCAAGCCGATGAAGTTAGCAGCATGGGGCCAAGTTGCGACAGCCGCAACGCTGGTTCTCGGCATCATCAAGGATGGCCTTTACCCATAACGATCGGTCAGCAGCCCCACACCGCTAAATATCATAATTGATATGAGGTGTGGAGTTGCGGCAGGTATTTATAGCAGAAATTACGGCATACGATCCGCGCGAAGATGAGCTAGTAACGCTCCGCATGTGTTCTGGCGGACAGGGCCATGTTGCCTTCCCCGAATTTCCCAACGATCACTACACACCGTGTATTGCGTTGGCTCCATCGCAAACGCGAACCGTAACTGAGAACGGCATCCCCGGCCAAATCAGTATCGATTACGGCTCAATCACGATCCGCTTTACCCCTGAGCATCGCAACACGCATTGGCGTCGTTACGACTTTGACGGCTACGCATGCCGCCTCCTGTATGGTGAGTATGGCGCACCCTACAGCACCTACAAACAGATCCCCGCTGGTCGTGTCGGTTCGCTGGACGTCCAGGCAGTCAATTTGGGCGAACTCGCGCTGTTGGGTCCTGACGTTGAACTCAAAAGGGACATTCTAACCGCCAGCTATCTAGGCACGGGCGGTGCGGAAGGCGCGGAAGGCTCAAAGGGCATCCTCAAGCCATTCGCGATCGGTCGGTGCGAGAACATCGAAGCTCTGTTGATCGACCCGGTAAATCTCATCTGGCAGTATCACGGCTATGGACCCACGAAGGACGTAGAAGCCGTTTATGAGAATGCCCTGACGCTCGGCAGTCCCATGTTCATTGCCGCGACCTACGAGCAGTTGGCCGGTTATACGGCAGAACAGCTACCGCCTGGTACATGGGCAAAAGCGCCGGCAGTTGGCATGTTCCGTTTTGGTGGCGAGCCGATCGGCAAGGTAACGGCTGATGTCATTGGAGCGCTTGACGGCAGTTCCGTGCCGACGAGCGTTGGTGCCATCTGCTCCTATATGCTGCGCAACTTCGGCAGCATCGCGCCAGCGCTGATCGACACGGCATCCGCTGCCAAGATGGATCGTGAGTTTCCCCATACCTGGGGCAGCTACATCGACGCTCGATCCAAGCCCGAGGATGCCGACGAGAACGAGCCCAGCTACAGCGTCGGTGATTTCGTCCGCGAGGCAACCAGCCATCTGGCGGGCTATCTGTTCGCCGATGCGCTCGGCGTTTGGCACTTTGGCCGCAACGTCTCGACCAAGCCCCCTATTGTGTTGCGCTCCGGTCGTAGCAGCAAGCCAGCGGTTATCGACATTACGTCGCCCGCCACATCAACCCGCGTCCACCGCGTCCGCGTTGGTGGTCGTCGTTGCTTCTCCGTCCATAGTGACGGCGAGATTTCCAGCGCGCTCAAGGATGCCGTTGAGGGAACCCTGGAGGTTATCGGCGGCGTCAAAAAGGACGTGAAGGAAGCCAACGACAACGCGAACTCAATCCGTCAGCAGCTTCCCGACTTGGTTGGACCGCTTCTCAAGAAGCCAATCAACGAGATTTCGTCCCTCCAACTCAAGTACGGCGCGGCGCAGTTTAATGCGACGATGGCGCTCCATAACCAGAATTTGGTAGCAATCCGCGCCCTTGGAACTCGAATTGATGAAGATGGCAACGCCATCGCTGAGGATATTCTTCAGCTTACCACTCGTGTCGGTGATGCCGAGTCTGGTTTGCTAATGCTTAATAAGACGGTCGCCGGATTGGATTTTGCCACATCCGAAACTGTTGAAATCCAGATTGCCAACTTCGGCAAGGGCGTCACTGCCGCGATCAACGACGAGCGCCGCGTTCGCGTAGAAAAGGATTTGGCACTAGCCGAAGATATTAATCAAATGGGCGTTCGGATTGCCAAGGAGGTCGGTGACGCAAAGACGGACTATAACGGGCAGTTTACTGACATCCGCAAACTGGTTGTGGACTCCACTGCGGGTACGATCAAAGCAGAAGACCTGGACCGCATTGACCTCAAGCTAACCAAAGCTATCGGTGATGAAACTACCACGCGCGAGGTTGCTATCGTCAACGCTCGCGAGGCGTGGATTGAAGGCGACCGCGTAGTTGCGGAGACAGTCAACGAGCTTGGCTCCCGCGTCACTCGCGAAGTAAACGGCGTAAAGACCGAAACCGAGGCGGCAATCCGTGACGGATTGAAGACCGTTGTGGACGAGGCTGGCGCAGCAACGGAAGCAGTTCGCATTCTGTCCAGCAGCTACAACGGCCTCGTAGGTCCCAACGGCGTCATTCAGATCATTCAGGAAACCGAAGCTAAGAACAACAGCGCGAGAGCCGAAGAGACAAAGAACCTACAGTCCAAGGTCGACGGCATGAACTACGCAGGACTTGAGCAGTCGTTCAAGACCTACGCCGACAAGACCGATAAGATCGGTGCTCAGTACGTGTTGAAAGCGCAGACCGTACAAAATGGCGTCATCACTGTGGCTGGTATGGGGCTTGCGATTGAGGATGGCGTTTCAGCCATCGCATTCAACGCAGACAGCTTCCGGATCAACACTCCTGGCGAAACTGGCAAGCAGATTTTCTATGGTGACGCTGACGGCATCTACATGCCCAACGTCCGAGTCGATAAGCTGACATACGGCGCACTTGTTGACCAGTTTGCCAAGAATTCCTCGGTCAATGATCCCAACAACGGCTATATTCAAATCCCCGGTGGGCCGATGATCATGTGGGGAAAGTATCGCGCGGCAATTCGAGGTGAGGTTTCGGTCCCGGTCACGTTCCCCGTCCCTTTTCCAACAATGTGTGTCAGCTTTAACGTGACACCATACATTGCGACGCCAAACTATAGAAAGGACTTGTGGGTTCAGAACACTGGTTCTCCCAGTAGGTTCGGTTCCACCGTTTACACCCAGGCGGCAACTGGCGATGATCAGTATTTGGACGGTTTTGATTGGATGGCGGTTGGTATCTAAGCCCGATCAGCGAGCCCCGCTAAATATGCGACAGCATAAGCGGGAGAGCCCAGCAGATGGCATTTGAATACGAGGATAGTGGATCAGTAAATCTGGTAGGAGGCTCCACACAAGTTACGGGAAACAACACCAATTGGGTTGTGAACTACGAAGGTATCGCGCTGAACTTCCGCGGTCTTAGCTTGCCAGTTCGCAGAATCGATGGTCGCAATCAGTTGACGCTCAAGGAGCCATACGCTGGCGCAAGCGAAGCTAACGTCCCATATACCTTCCTCCCGGTTTTGAACGAAACGCTGCGTCTTACAAAGGACGTTGGTACACTGCTGGAACGCACTGGCGAGCTGATCGACGCGAAAGTCGGCCCGATTGGTCCTGCTGGCCCTGCCGGTAGCCAAGGCCCGAGCGGCAAGAACGGCGATGCTGGCTTTGGCGCTATCACGAATTTCACCGAATACACCGGACAGCCCGCAGGCGGCAGCGGCGTCTATATGATCGTCCCTGTTGCGCAGGGTGAACCCGGCATCACCCTCACGCAGAGTGCGAAGGTCATCCTACCCCGCGACAAAGCCAGCGCCGGTATCGGTATGTGGATCAACGCCACTACGAGTGGTTACGCGATCACCATCGGGCTCACCAACGCGCCCGAGCCCCAGCCAGACGTTCCAACTGAACCCGTCGACTTGAGCGGTAGCAGCACCATCTATGGCGCTCCCGGCACGATCATTCCTCTGGGCATCACTCTGGGTGGCAGTTCGGCCAGCTTTACGGTCAACCGCCCCGAAGAACTGCCCATCATGATCGAGCGCAGGGTCGATATCGTTACCCCAACTAGCAGCCAGTGGACGCTCGGTGGTTCGGGCGCTCCCTATGCGGTCAGCGGCAACGCTGTCAGCAACACGGCTGGCTTGAACAAGAACGGCGCAGGCTTTGATTTCCGCAACGGCCATGTGATCGTCAATCAGGGCAGCTACCTGTACAGCCAGGCCCTAGCGCTGGATTTCAAGACCAGCAGCAATGACATCATTACCCAGACCCCGCCGTCGATGCGCATCAGCTTCAAAGGCGTTGTTCCTGCCGATGCCATGGAGCCAATTCTCGCCAACGTGCTCGATTACGGCACGGGCGGCATGACGCTGAAAACCTACTGGCAGGGCAGCACCCTACAGCTACAGCTTCACCGCAACGGCTCGACCGAGAATGTCATCAGCCCTGAAGCTCCTTCGCGCATTCTTGGCACCAACCAGCTTTACGAAGCGGAATGGAACGACAACCCCGGCGGCATCGGTGGTACGGTTACGTTCTATGTGGACGGCCAGCAGATTGGTTCGCCGGTTGCTACGACCAGCAAGCCCCGTGTTGCGGCAGCAGCGGCGCTGGAAATCAACGCATCCGTGGGCAACACCTCTCAGAGCATCAACAACCTAGAAGTTGAGTATGTGAAAATCGGAGCAGGCAAGCCGGGTATCCGCAGCGAATATGTGGCGGTCAACGACGGTCCGATCAGCGCAGCCGATCTAAAGGCGCTTGTCGTTGATGCGCGCAACCTCGCGGGCAACCAGACTGCTCGCCACCTGACCTACACGGCCAACGGCTCACAGATGTATGACATCGAGATTGTGGTCGGTGACATGGTTCTTCCAGCCGGTCGCGCATACAAGGCGGTCCTAGAGGACTGGTCCAGCGGCAGCGCGGTTGAGCATCCCAACCACCTCGTGATGACCAAGGCCAGCGCGCAGAATTGTAAGTTCGAAGATGCCGGTTTGTACGGCTCGCAAGCTACCTGGACGGAGGTTCTACCACAGGGCGCAGTGCCCAACATCAACGGCATCAACTACTATTGCGAAGGCATCCGCATGGGCACTTACGTCCAGTTCCAGTTCGGTTACGACTGGGACACGAACACCATGCCCAACGCCCCGTTTGGCGATCCACAAGGCAAAGACAGCTACATGGTCCCGCATAAGTGGAAGATCCTGGACAACGCGGGCACACTGCTTGCGCGTATCGAGAAGCCAAACGGCGAACCCCTGAACAGCAATTCGTCCCCAGCTACTTGGCAGGGCACGTATGATGGTCGCGGCGCAGCGCAGATCACTACCGCGAACCCGTGGTACCCGCATGGCACGACCCGCTCGGGTCTTATCTGGCGCAGTCACGATCCCGTGGCGTACAGCCAGCAGCAGGTATGGAACACGGTTCCTGTTTACGACATGCGCGTCCCATTCGCGTCCAAGACCGGCTTCTCGGTCAATGGCGGCGACATGCGCTTGTTCTCGGACGGTCAGGCAAACGGCTTCGCCAACTACCGCGTCATGTCGTGGGAGCAGACCACGTATCTGGATATCCAGGCACAGGCACAAGCCACCAAGGACCCATGGAAGGGCGGCGTTTATAACCCCGATGGCGCAGTCCCCAACGCGGGTGTTTGGCTGAAATACACGCCGTTCAACCAGATGGGCCGCAGCCCAATTACCGGTCCTGGTGGTGTGCGTGATGATCGCCAGGTCATGCCGGAAATGGTGGCGCTGTATGCTCGCGATGTGAACGCCAAGCGTCCGCACGACGAGCGGTCCATGAAGCAAATCGCGCTGGATTACCTCACCGGTTATGTCAGCGATCCATATCACGCTTTTGAAAACGGCCGGAACAAGCCGCTCTACAAGGGCAATATGCGCCGCAATATCACGATGCGTAACCACTATTACGGACCCGGTCAGGGCGCGACACCAGCAAGCCAAGCCTTCTACGTTCAGGGTGGACGCCCTTACGAATGGGCGAGCGGCAGCAGCCCACTCCGAGTGAAGGTGCCCTACGGCGGCGTTGCTCCAACAAAGCCTATCTTCGGTACCAACCAGATTGATGAGGCACACGGCCATCAGCTTCCCCATTGGGGATCGCTGCTATTCCAGACGCCTGAATTTGCGTTCTTAGGCCACAGGTTCTTCGATCAGGTCAAGCTCTACGACAACGTGATCCTCGGCAAGAGCGACAGCAATAAGGAATTCGCTGAGCGTGGTGCGGCTTGGAAGTTCCTCCAGACTGCCATGGCGTGGAAGACGGCATCCAACAACAGCGACAGGCTTTATAGCCGCGCTGATGTCATGGACTTCATCACCTTCGATTTTGAGGTCTTCTATGACACTTGGTACGCAACTGATCCAGGCTTCCTGAATCCGCCAACCAACATCATGACCGGTGGACAGTATGATCCGACCAAGGCGGTGTTCGCGGGCGCAGCGCGTTTTGGTCCGTGTAAAGCCGATGGCGAAGTCGATGGACTATTCGCTCACGACTTCTACGCTGGCTACTGGCTGAGCGCTCTTCACGTCACAGAACGTCTCGGCTTCAATGACGCTCTTCGCGATGCCTCTCCCAAGGTCAAGGCAGTCATCGACTGGCTACTGGCGTGCCACCGCAAGCGCATCGTTGGCCGTATCAATGACGGCTCGCTCATCAACGGCACTGGCTCTGACTACCTCACCCAGTACTGGTCCCCCGCTGAAATCGACGCGGCTAAGGGTGATGTGGCGAAGCTACACCAGAATATGGCAGCAGTCGCAGTCGCACGTCCGGCGCCAAGCTGGGACACTTACAAGCCGGGGAATACTGCTGAACTGCGCGACGGTCAGGCAACGGACCAGCTTCTCGCCGGTCCCGGACTGCTCAAGGATATGGGCATGAGCGGAGCCGACTTGGACAAGGCAGTCACCGCCGCCGAGCAGCGTTTCCAAGAGAAACTGACCAGCGAAACCGCAAAGGGACCGGGGCAGGCCGGAAACGATTGGTTCAAGTATCACCAAGCAACCAACAACCGCCCAGTCAGGCCGTAAGAACGAGGTATCCAACTAAATATCCGTGATAACTGCGAGGTCACGGAATGGCGTTGGATACTTCTATTGAACTAAGAGCTTACAACCCGGCGCTTGCCGGGTCGTTGGTACTAAACCGCCTCTGGCAACTTACTACCGATGGCGTTCCCGTGGAGGCTGCTCCTGTAGCTGCCTACTTCCATGTCCGTGACAACGGCAGGACCAAGCTGGAATTGACGTTTGGCAGCGGCCTTGCGTGGATCGATCAACTCAAAGCAGTCCACATCCAGATCGCCAACGAACAAGTGGCATTCATCCGGGCATCGTCTGAGATGGATTACAGCTTCTATGTCATCTGGGATCATGGCGCAGTCCAAACAATCCGAGAAGGAACCGTAACAGCGGTCAAGGTGGCCTAACCATGAGTTCGGGAAAAGAAGTTGGGATTACCGACCTGCTCGCAGAAGCTGAATTTGAAGTCGTGGAAGTCACAGCGGGACTGGTGCCAATTCCAGGTCCGCAGGGCAGCAAAGGTGATAAGGGCGATACAGGTCCAGCCGGTAGCGCAGGTCCAGCAGGACGCGATGGTATCGACGGCTTGCCGGGCCGTGACGGCGTGGACGGACTGCCTGGACGTAATGGCGTTGATGGGCTCCCCGGTCGTGACGGCAGGGACGGACTAGACGGACTTGATGGGCAGCGCGGTCCTGCTGGCGCCGATGGCCTGAACGGCAAAGATGGTGCTGACGGCAAGGACGGCGCTCCGGGCTTCCCCGGCACTGCTGGCTCGAAGGGCGACAAGGGAGATACCGGCGAACGCGGCCTAGATGGCGCTGTTGGTGCGACTGGCCCCAAGGGCGACAAGGGCGACACCGGAGCAAAGGGCGCAGACGGCGCAGCTTCGACAGTAGCCGGCCCAAAGGGCGACGCTGGCGCAGCCGGAGCAAAGGGCGACACTGGCGTACAAGGTCCGCAAGGAATTCAGGGCGTCAAAGGCGACAAGGGAGATACTGGCGCGACCGGCGCGACCGGTCCTGCTGGCGCAGACTCCACCGTTGCTGGACCCAAGGGCGATACAGGAGCGCAGGGACCGCAAGGCGTAAAGGGTGATACCGGAACGGCTGGCACGAACGGAACGAATGGTCAGGGCGTACCAACCGGCGGCGCTGCTGGTCAGGTTCTCAGCAAGGTCAGCGCAACGGATTTCAACATCGCGTGGACAACACCAGCAAGCGGCGGCGGCACTGCTAACGGATTGCCTACCGGCGGCACGACCAACCAGATTCTCACCAAGACCAGCGCCGCTGATTATGCGGCAAGCTGGCAGACCAAGACGTTTCTAGCGACCAACGGCACAGGCCGGGAAGTTCAGTTCAGGAATGGTGCCGCATTGGCTGGTGCCAGCAAGGTCGCAATCAACGCAGACGGCAACCTGTTCCTCGCCGGTGACGCTGTCGTTAGGCAAGCAGCGCTGGCAAATCGCACGTTCCTGAGCGTTTCCGATCAATACAGCCTAGCTACCGAATACCCTCTTGGTATCTCGACGGCGTTCTCGACACAGCGGGAATGGCAAGCTCATGGCGACAGCCTGAACATCACGACCAAGGCTTGGGATGCCACATACGCAGGTACGGCCACGGCGGTTCAGTTGGCTTCCGGCAATGGATTGAACGAGCCGCAGATTAGCTACGACACGGCAGCGGCCACGGGTTCGTTTGCTGGAATGGTTTGCGCCAATCCTGTCATCAAGAACATCGCCGACAACCTGAGCGGCTTCTTCGTCACGCTCCGTGTTCGCATCCCCGCTTGGGCAGCTGGACAGCGTTGGTTTGTTGGCTTGGTCAATGAAAGTAACGCAATCACTGACGTTGATCCATCGACACAAACGAACTTCATCGGCTTTGGCGTCAACAGTGCCGATACTGGTTTACATTATATGGTTCGCACCACGGGCACTGTGACGAAGACCGCGTTGAACATGCCCCCCGCGCTGGACGGCAACTTCTACACGTTCATGTTTTACATGCCCAGTTCCAGCGGAAACATGACAGCGTCGGTACGCAACGGCACGTACAATATGTTGAACGCCAGCACGGCGCTACCAGCAGGACGTTACTTCCTGAAAGCGTACATGGGCAGCGGCGCAGTAGCTACCAAGGCATCGATCAGCATCAGCCGCGGCTACGCGGAACACATCTATTCTGTCTACTAAACTCTATGGAGGGGACTGCCACTGGCATCCAACGCGCATGAACATCACTAATCTAAAGAGGATAGCCCAGGCTATCATTGCTAATTCGCTCGTTCGCATTGCGGCAGTTTGTATTGTGGACGTAGCGATCGACAAGCTGACGAAGAAGAAGCGGTAAGACTGTGCCACACGGTCCTTTCCCTCTTAGCTTCGACGGGTCCCCGATCCTGTATGGTTGGGCGCTGTTCAGCCTCATCCTCATGCCCAGTCTTGCCAGCATGATCGGCGGCTATCTTGGCCGGGAATTGTGGAAGGATCACAAGCGCGGCGTTGATGCCGTGTCGGCTCTGCGCAGTCTCGTCGCTGCCGTGTGTGTGACGATCCTGCTGCGATGCGTTCCCGAGGTCGTTTACATGATCTGTTATGCGGAGGCTTCGCCTCATGCGATTGCGACGATCCTGACGGTCAAGCGCGTCTGCGACATTACCAGCCTAGTGCCGGTCATTTTCTGGATGGGTACGTTCTGGCTTTGGTATCCTGACATTGTTCTCAAGCTACGCAGCCCCGTCGCGCTCATCTGGTCGGACAACCGATGGCCACGCCTGACCCGCTTTGCCGGGGTATCGTTCTTGTGTGCGGCCTTTGCGGCTACGGTCGCCCTTGGACGGGCTTTCTCTTAAATACTGGCGTGTTCGACCGCATCAGCCTTCCGGCCCTCGTCCTCACGTCGGCTGGCACAGCAGGCTTGGCGTCGGCAAATTCAACGCCCTACGAAGTCTGGGCTCCACTTCTGTGCGGCTGTCTCGCGGCCCTAATTGTACGAGGCATCGCGATCACCACGCCAAGCCGTAAAAAGCGCGTCATGCTTTTTGAGGTGCTGGTCACGCTGCTTTCCGTGCTGCTTACGGGCGTGACGATTTACGACCGCCAATACACCATCATGTATGCCACCTTCACGGGCATGGGCATCGGCGCGCTTGGCGTGGGTGTGATCGGGATGGCGCGGACCTGGGCAACCAGTTTGTTGAAAAGCATGGCTCAAAGCTATCTCGCCAGCAGCGACCCCAAGAAGCCCGACACCTGATACCGGGGCAACTGAGCACATCGCCCCAGATCGACCGCAACATAAACTCCGCAAGGGCTTCTGACGTCGCCCCCCAATTGATATCGGGTGCTCCCTTGTACAGGATAGAGCAGCGCGCGATGCGTTACGGGGGAAGCAAATGAGTACGGACGGGAATGTCGCCAATCTGATGGGGATGGCGCGTACAGCGATGTTAGGTGGCAATAACCAGGAGGCTCACGCCTACTTCAATCGCGTCCTCGAAATCGACCCGTCAATTTCCGAAGCATGGCTGGGCAAGGGTAAGGCAGCTGGATGGCAGTCCACGCTCGTCAATATCCGGCTGGCCGAAGCGACAATCGCCTTCAATCATGCGATCGCAAATGCCGAGCCCTCTCAACGGGATGCCGTTACCGCGGAAGCAGTAACCGAAGTGAACCGCATCGTGGTGGCGCTCTACGGGGTCGCTCGAGAACACATGGTCGAGTATGTCTCTCTCGATAATATCTGGGCCGGGTATCTCAATCAGGTTTCCCAGTTGATTGATACCTTAGAAGAGGTTCGGAAGTGGTCGCCGTACGATCGTAACACACTCGATAACATCGTCCATTTCTGTAAGGACAATATAGAAGGCTACAGCTACCGAGATAAGTTCAACCAGAACATGCCTGCTGCTCAGGGCATTTCGGCAACATACGAGCAGTTCCTCCGGGAGCGTATGGCTCAGGCAGTTGAAGCCATCCGTGCTAGCGATCCTAGCTACGCCCCTCCCGCCATCGAGAAGAAAAAAGCAGAGGCTTGCTTTGTCGTGACCGCCACGATGGGCGATTTCGATCATCCCGAAGTGGTGTTACTGCGCCAGTTTCGGGATGCTTGGCTCCGTAAGCAGCCAGGCGGCAAGGCATTGGCAAGCGCCTATTATCGGGTGGGACCATTCTTCGCCGCTGCGATTGATCGGAGTGCGCTGCTTAAAAGGATTTCGTATCGCGTAATCGTCGCGCCAGCCGCACGTTTCGCTCGGCGGAAAATGCGCTGACTATATTTTTTGTGGCGCACATCACGACGAGGATGGAGGCGATCTGATGGTCAGCGCGACAAGTCTAACCGGTGCCGCCGGTGAGCACTTCGTCATGAGTCAGTTGCTTAGGCGTGGTTTGATCGCGGCCTTAGCGCCCGCCGGGGTGCCGAACTGCGATATCGTCGTGACGGACGATGTAGGAGATCGAGCGTTCGCCGTTCAGGTAAAGACCCGGCGCAACCTGGGCACGGACGGCGGGTGGCACATGAGCAAAAAGCATGAGCAGCTTGCGAGCCCGAACTTGTTCTATTGCTTCGTAGATATCGGGCGCGAGGCTAGCGACCACCCAACCGTCTTCATAGTCCCTGCGCCGATCGTGGCTGACGTTTTAGCCCGCGCTCATCAGGCGTGGCTCGCAAAGCCCGGTAAAGGGGGCAAGGCGCACAACGATACAGATTTCCGTCGTTTTCTTCCCGACTACAGCCAACTGGGGATGGAAGATCTTGGCTCGGGGTGGCTAGAGCAATATCGTGGCAACGCCGCTTGGGATCGTCTCAAGGGATGAATGGTTCATGGGAGACGGTCTGATGGAGTACGAAATCACGCGATATAAAAACGAAAGCATCGAAGCAGTCGAAATCGCCACAAACTGGTCGTTCGAAACAGTCAAAGCCGACGCCGTGAATTGGGTCGAACAGGGCCTTGCTGATCGGGTCGAGGTTAAAAATGCGGCTGGTGAATTGCTTCATCAATACCCGCGAGTGCTAAAACCCACTGGAAGATAAACGACCGAGCCCCGCTCCAGGACGCTGAAGCGGGGCTTCGTTGATTAGACCATCCAGGCTGGTGCTTCGAGGGCAATGGACGCCGTATCAAGATCGCGAACATGATTGAACGCGAGGTAGATCGGCCCATCACTGGCGAGCACTTCCAGCACCGCGAACCCGTGTGGCAATGCCGTGAAGTCGTCCGAATATGTCCAGTCGCCGTAGCTGCCGCATTCCAAATGTGACATCACGGAACGCAAGGCCACTTGCGCTGTCATTCTGGACCGCATGCTAACCTCAAACGGGCATCGCGCGGCTAGGTCGGACAGGAAAGGCTTGTTCTCCGCTGCTAGGCTGCGGTTCAATACCGCCGCTTGCTTGGTGGATATGCTAACTGTCTCCGCTTCAAAAGCCGTGCGGATCGCTACGAACGTAGGATGGGTGTTCGTCAGCGCTGCTAGTTCGGGGCGGATGTTCAGTACGTCCCTGGCGTTGAAAGCCACGCGGTCGTGGCCCTGTGAGTGTTCATATTCCCTCATTGGACAATTCCCTTAAATCGGTTGTTGGTTTCGCGGCGCAGGGTCACTTCCGTGACAACCTCGCCCTCGATCAAATATGCTGCGTCGGGCTCCTCGCCGCTCCATGTCAGGGCAATCGCCTTGTTCTGGAAAAGCGGTGCTTTACGCGCCCAAGTGTCCTTGTTGCCGTATAGGCCGCTGAACGTGGCGTTGGCTGCGATGCCGGTCCCGCTGCGCTCACCGGGAAGCAGATCGGGACCGATGGTGGAGTTGGCAAACCCGTGCCATTCCTTGTCGGCTGCGCCAATGCGTTCCAGGGCATGATCGAAACGAGTAAAGCGCAGTGCGTACTTGCTGTCGTCGCGATCGAAGTAGCCCGTTGCGTGTACGTCGCCGCGCGCGTCGGGTTTGATCCACAGGGTCAGCGCGGGGCGGCGCTTTCCCTCAAGTCCTTGCCCTTCATGATTATCGTTCTGGGCATGACATTCAGCTTCATCCGCCTGGAGCTCATGGCTTGTTGCGTCAGCTACTTCCTGGTCATGAAAAGCCAGGACGGGCGAAGCCCAAGTCATGTCACTCTCATGATTAACTTCGTTTTCTTCCGTTTCCATTACTTTAGGGTTCTGGGACGGGCTATGTGTAGCGCCGGAACCGCAGTTCTCTGCGGCGTTAGACACAAGCTGTTGTGCCAGGGTAAGTGCTTCTTGCGGAAAAAGTGCTGAAAAGCTGCTGAAAAGCCGCTGAATTCCTGCTGAAAGGTCGCTGAAAACCTGCTGAAAAATATCTGCGCCCTGCTGAAAAGCTGCTGAATTTGTCTCAGTTTTCAACACGTTTTCAGCAGGCTCGTCCTCGTTGGCCAGGCCCAGCGCAAACCACTCAGGGTTGGTTTTCATCGCGTAAGTCATCTGGTTGCGGGTCAGACGCACTGGTACGCCAGGATCAACGACCTGATAGCTGGTACGCATGTTGATGTTGTCGATGAGTTTGGCTTGAAGGCGGGGGCTCAGGCAGTTGCCAGCAGCCAGCCAGCTTACTGCGCGATCCATCACGCGCCGCGCAACGGCGTCGTTCTGGTGTCGTCCGGTATCAAAGCTATTGTAAACGGCCCGGATCATTTTGGGCCAAGGGGTGGCGTTGTTTGCCATCTCGTATCTCCTACTCGTAAAAAGACCCGCTTGTGCGGGTCCAGGACACAAGCGGGCTAGATCTTTTCACGATAGGAAGAACATCAGGCATCCGCTGTCATGAGCGACAGCATTTGGACCCTGCTGCTCACAATACTATTTATATGGCCTGCCCCTAAATCGCGTCATTATAGAACCGCCGATCAGACGTTGCTCCTCAGAACGTCCAAGTAGGGTTTCCACTCTGCGATCTTGGACCGCGCTTCCGCTGTGGACATGTCCATGATTTGATCGATCATCACAGCGACAGTCTTGATTGATAGCGGCGTGGCCGCCGGATCGCGGATGATGGGATCATCGAACATGCGTTGATGCGCAAGGTCATGGGCATCTGCCAGAGCCTCGATGTTGTGATGCGTAGCCATCATGTAGCCGTCGTTGCTCATCAAGTTGTCAGGCTTGCGCAGGTTGCCCAGCGTGAGCAGCCGGGACAATGCGGTCCGCGACACGATGCGATGACGGCTTGTACCCTTCCCTTCCATTTCCTCGACAAGCAGATCACCCAGGTTGTCACCGTTGCGGTTGGCACCGTAACTGCTCGGGGCAATGGCTTGCGTTGACCATCCTTCCTTGTCGAACGTCGCGCCTGCCAACAGACGTTGATTGGCCGCAAGGAGGAACGGGCTCGCGGTGTCGAAGCTGATCTGGAACGTGGGATTGTAGCGGCGCACGGCGCGCAGCGTAGCAGTCAGCAGCACGCCTATTTCCAACGTGCTGATGCCCAGGACGTGAAGCCATTCGACCTGCCCCAGCAAGCCATCTTCTCGCATATCGATTAATCGAGCGAGGATCAGCGAAAAACGGTTTTGGTGATGACCGGCGAAGGCCCAGCCGGTGAACGGGTAATGCTTGACGGCATCGTACCAGTGGCGGCTTTCAGCTTCCGACCTACCTTGAAGCACGTTCAGGAACTTCGTCGCTCCTGGAGCATGGTTCTTTTGGAAGGCATTATTGTTGAGCTTGGTTTGAACGAGGCAGGCGTTGTAGTCGACGCCCAGGCGGTTTGTATCGTTGAGTGACTGTAGGTCCCATCCTACCTCGATTAGCCGCGCAACGTGCGGAGCCATGTTGCCGCTGGCAATGCCACCTGTGGGAAAATCTAGGATCATGGAATAATCTGAAACGGCTTCCATCCACCGCATGTTGTTCAGCACCCGCTCTGGCGTGAAATAGCCAGCCGTGGTCTGTACCTGGAAGCCCCCGCTATCGCCGAGAACGATAGTCTCGTTCCGATCCCGCTTGCTTACAATGTCGTCTTTGACGGCAGCAGCCGTATTGTGCTGCCCTGCGCTGTAGAGGGCATACGAGTAGCGAAATAGCCGGTTCGTCGGATCGAGGAAATTGAGGTCTGCGGCGGTGATGTTCAGGCCGGCGATGGGCTTTCCTATGTGAACCATTCTAGCCCAACTCTCGCTGATAGCGGGCAGGTAGATTGCCCGTTCTTCGTTGTGGAGGCGCATTTTCAACGGAGTTTTAACCGGGACGGTGGAAAGGCTCATGCGCTCTCAGATTTTTAGAGACTAAAGAAAACTGCCCCCGCAAGGGCTATCGAGAAACGGGGTTAGCGTGAAAATCACTGCGAATTCGCTAAAGGGTCAACTCGCCGAACTCGACAAAGAGTTCAAGCATGTGGAAGCCACCGCGAAGTCGTTTGAGGCTCTGGAAGGCAAAGCTACCGCAGTTCTCCACAACGCGCTCCATCAAGTCTATGAGTTTGGTGAGTCCCTCCTGCATATTGAGCAGCAGGCCGGTGTAAAACTATCTCGCGAGTTCTTAGTTGATCACAAAATAGCATACAACAGCCGTACGCAAGACAACCTATACATTGGCTTGTTGAAGCTGGCTTTTACCGCCAAAGGCAACGATAGTTCGCGCAGCCAATACGCGACGGTGCTTGGCTATGCGGCGCTATTGCGCATAGCCCCAGCAGACTTTCCCAAATGGCTCGCGGAGAAGGGGATCGAGCGCCGACGCAGCGAGGCTTTGGAAGCACAGAACAGTAAGGGTCGAGCAAGCCGCAACCAGGGGCGCAAATCCCGTGTACAGAACGCTTACGCGACGTTGATGGCCAAACCAGCATCGGCTTCGGTTGTGCTCCCCGCTGGCATTCAAGCGCCCGAAGGCTTTGCGCTTGTGCTGGCGAAGATCGACGGCAGCAACGGCGCGCAGATCGTTGAAGTGATCCACAGCGATCCCGCGAAAGTGGATCCTATTTTGCTCAGCTTGGTCGAGGCGCCGGTAGTGGCAAGCACCGAGAACCTGGCCCCGTTCTTTCGCGCCATCGACCTCATCATCAACACCACGCCGGATGCCCCGCAGGGCAAGCCGCGCAACCTGTTGATCCGCAACTTGACCAAGCGCGGCAAGGACGCGGCGATCATTGAGGCCGTATCGGAAGCATACAGCTTCCCAGGAGCGAGGATGACGCTTGAAGGTCACGTTGGGGAGTTGTCCATCGACAAACCGTTCCTGATCGATGCGGGCGATGCCCGCTATGTATCCGACCAGTTCACTAAGCTGAGCAATTGGACACTGGATAGCAGCGGCGCGCTGATCGCAGACACGATGCCTCGACCGATCCATCTGACTGAGATTACGGACGCTGCCGCGTACCGGGTGGCTCAAGCCCTGCCTTGCCCGGAAAAGCCCCTACAAACCCCAGCTAGGGCGTTTGAGGAGGTGGCGGGCTACATTGCCCGCGAGAGGCTGGAGAACCAACAGAAGAACCTCAAGCACAGCGAGCAGAAGGCTTTTCCAGCATCGGTTGGCCTATCCATTCAGGATACCATGCTCTCCATCCGTTTGCCCAATTCCATACTGTTTGCCGGCTTGGGCGAGACGAGCGCCGAAACCGATTTTGGGGACAAGACGATCGCGGTCAACGACATTGAGGCCATTGCTTCTACGCTGGCGCGGCATGACGTGGACGCCACCGGCTGGATCATGGACGGCGACGTTGACGACGCAGCGCTGGTGCTGGAGGTTCTTTTCGACAACGACCTCCTCCGCATCGTCATGCCAACCCGCACGGGCAGCGATTACAATCAGGTCTGCGAGGCACTGACACTGTGACACAACCGGGCCAACTGCGCACTGACGTGCTTGAGTTTCTGGAGCGCGATGAGGTCGGGCAGCGGTTCAATCCCGGTGCCTGGGAAGGTGCTGAAGTTCAGTATCTGAACGAATTGAACGCAATCAATGGCCCGATCCTGCGCCAGCACGTCTTCGATGCGTTCAGGGAAAGCACGCACAAGGGCATCACGTATTCGCTGGTGTGGGGTTACCCCAGCGGACGGACGTATGCCGGCACGGAAAACGACACCAATCTCAAAGGTGCTCTTCGCAATCCACAGAGGCTTGTCGATGCCGTGGACAGCTTGATCTATGCCTCGCGCAACGCACTTGAGACGGTCAAACGATTGAACCGCCAACCCGGTCTCGGCATCGCCAGTACGACAAAGGTAGCCTACTTTGCGCAGTTGGAAACAGGCGCGGGCAAATGCCTTATATTCGACCGTCAAGTCACCAAGGCTTCCCTCACTCTGGACTACCCTGAACTCGCCGACTTTCAAGCGGAACTGCGGTCGCTGTACGCCAAGAGGAAGACGAATGCTGACCTCATCAACGTAATAGCCCAAGCCAGCGCAGCCTATCCCATCTATCTCGACCATGCTTACAAGTTGGCACGGGTGATCGGACGCGGCGTTACCGGTGACGAAGTTGAACGCTTCCTGTTTGAACGGGGACGGGAGATAGGTTGACCCCAGCACGAATGCCGGGGCCTTCCTTGCGATAGCGCGACTTGAGCAGCCCTTGTTGAGCAGTGCGTCATCGCATCTATTTACGCGGACCTTGTTTGACGATGAAGCCATGCTTTTCTGCCCATGAACGATTGGTCGCCTTGCTTCCCTTGTTGATCGGCGCGTCGGGATTGGTGAACCAAATCTCATACGCGTAATCGGGGTGAGCCTTCTTCACAGCCAGCATCTTGCGTCGATCGCTGGCTGGAAACCTGCCCTTGGCTTCCACGATGCGCTTGTTCTGCGTGTCGATAAAATCCGGGATGTAGACGCATTCCAGCACGTAGGGCAGCTTGACCGTTTCATACTCCCAACCGGCTCCCAGATCCCGACCGCATCGCGCCTCGTAGGAGTTGCGATAGCCGCTCACCCGAGTTCAAAATGCGGACTGTCCGTCTCGCCCTTCTCGCGTGGCTTGCCGTCTGCGTCCCAATCAGCACCCCAACGGATCGAGACGCCAAGCTGCTTGGCCGCTGCCATCATGGCCTTTGCCACAGCATCGAATGGCCCGGTTGCCTTCCAATCGTATGGCGCGGGAAGCAGATCAACAGCCTGACCGCCTAGGTGTTTGGACGCGTATGGATTGGTCAGCCACGTGACTTTCGCAGCCCTGGGCTGAGCATGTTTGGCCGGTAGGCCCTTTGCCAGACATTCAGCAGCGCTGCGGCCCTTGCCGTAATTAATCGCGCACTGCTCGCGCGTTCTAACGCCTTCTACGACCATGAAATCTACGGTGGTCAGGTGAATAGCTAGTTGGACGACTTCCACTAGCTGTGGGTCAACGCCTCTAAGTCGCTCGATGCTTCTGGCGCTGAGCGCATACGCCTTTGTTGGATTGTTCATCCATTAGTTAGCAGTGACCCTTATTGGCGTTTTTGACCCCCTTTGATCCCCCTTTGGCGCGGTCCCTGTAAATAGTTGAGCGGAAGAAAGAGCCGCGCGAACTATAAAGGGGATTACAATGACACCAATTACACTCAGCCGCTTCGAAAAGTCCGCTCGCGCTTTCACATACGTTGACAGCTACAAGGGTTGCCTCAGCAATGCCGATGACAACTGCGCTCCTATTGGCCAGTACATGGATGGACTTGTCCGCCAGCTACAGAACCATCCCGAAGAACCAACGGGCTGGTCTTTTGCTATCTGGAGCCGGGGTACGAACGTCGCTTCCAATCTCGTTGGCGCAAACGCAATCATGCTGGAATACGCGCTACCCCGTGACGACACCGAGATTGTTCAGCGGCTTCACGACCGCGCAGCCGCACTGGGCTGGGCTCACTTGCTCATCGATACCGAGGCAAAGAGCGGCAACACCATCACAATCGTCTTCCCGCTAACCAGCCACATCGACCCAGCGAAGTTCGCTCGCTTGGCGTCCATCTTGGCGGAAGAGCTAGACGAGTATGGCATGGAGCATGGTTGCCTTGCTGCCACGCATATCGTCCAGGTCCACCGTTCTACAATGTCCTGCGTGTTTCCTGGTACGCCTCTCGATCCCGTCAAAGAGATCAAGCGTACGGCCAAAATATATCAGAGGCTGAATGCCCGGAAGTACGAAGGCACGCGTCCTGTGAGCAAGTCGACCACTCAGGGTGATGGGCCGCTGGAAATCCAGGACGGTTTGTTCACTTGGTTTGAGAAGCCCCATGAGCGCAAGCATCGCGAGGCTTTGGAAGTCAGGGCGCAGTACGGCTTTCAGGTCAGCTAATTCGATTCAATCCACGTTTTCCACGTTATCCACAGGCCGGTGTCTCGAGCAATCCTGACGCCGTTGCCTTGAGCGCAGTTACCCGCTTGCCGAATCATGTTCCTGTTTTGTACTCAACCCGAATGGGCAACGCTCGCTTCCGATCACTGAATGATTTCAGCCACCACAGTGCCAACGTGGGATGCGTCTGCGGCTCATGCGGTCACAAGGGAGTGGTACATCGCGACCTGTTCGCTCGATGGTGCTTTCTCAAACGGGCGAACGTCTCGATGGAGAACCTGTCTCGATATCTGCGCTGTACGAAGTGCGGCGCACGTCCGAGTCGTTTGGCCCCGACACCCTTGCCGCCCACAATCCCAAAGTGGGGGACGGACGATTATTTCAAGCGGCTTCAACGACGTGTTCGGGGTTGAGCCTAAAGCCACCCGAGCGCCTTCGCTCCAGCCAGGGCAGCGCCGGTACCACCGAGGGTTCCTGCGATCGACCAGCGGTACATGATCGCGAGCGCAAGTATCGTCCAGCCTGGACCGCCCTTGTCGGTCAGACGGTTCAAAACCGATGCCTGATACTGGTTCACAGACCTTCTCCCGTCGAAAAACAGACGCTCGGAAGGCCCTCCTGCCCTCCGCAATACCGCATGTCTGACACCCGCTCAAGTGGATGTAGTTGCGCGTGCGGATTGGGACTTTTGATCGAACGTAAAAGCATAGCCATTCATACAGATTACATTGGTTCGACCGCGAGCAAGAGAACAGATCAGGATCCTTGCGTGTAGGAACCAGAGCTTCCAAACCGATGCCGAATGGGAGGCGCTACAATGACCGATGACGCAGTTGAGCAGCACACTTTGGAGTGCCAAGACCGAATCGAAACGATGACGGATGAGGAAATACGCCACGCGTATCTCGCCACAGATGGTATGCCTGGAAACCAGTGGGTGGACTTACTTGCGGACGCACTGGAAACGCGCGGGATCGACGTCTAAAGTCGCGAAACCCGCAAAAAACTGCGGTAAGCGGCGACATCGCGACATGTGTGTAACTGTCGCATGTTTGATCAGCAGGTTGCAGCCTTGCGCCCGCGGGTCGAGCGGGCTGCCGGGCACGGCCATGACCTCGCGGCCGGATTCGTTGGCGAGCCGCGCGGTGATGAGCGACCCGGATTTGGGGACGGCCTCGA